TTAATAGAAACTGAATGTGGCGAAGATGCTATCAAGTTATATGAAGCTGGTTTAATAAATCAACACTCAATCGGTTTTAGTACGTTAAAGTCGGATGTAAATCAAAAGACTGGTGTTCGTACAATCACCGAATTAAAACTATATGAAGGTTCAGCGGTTCTTTGGGGTGCAAATCCAGAAACACCAACATTGGGTTTCAAGGGTGAGTTCAAAGAAACTAAAGAAAATTTATCAATAAGATTAGAAAACTTAATTAAGGCATTTAGAGGTGGTACATTCACAGATGACACCTTTGCTTTAATGGAGATTCAAATAAAACAAATACAAGCTGAATTATTGGCTTTGGAAATTACTGAAACAATCACTCAACCCGCAGAAGCAGTTGAGCCGACACCAGTGGTAGAAGAAAAGAATAATGAGGAAGTATTAAAGGCAATTAAGCAATTTAACAATCTATTTAAAAAGTAAAAATGGAAAATTTAATCAACGAAATGGCAGAGAACCTTAAAGGTTTTCAAGCTAATGCAGAAGCTCAAATTAAAGAGGTGGCTGCACAAGTAACTGTTGTAAAAGACGAGTTACAAAAACAAATTGACGGACAATTAGCTGCACAAAAGAAAGCTGCTAAGAAAGAAGTAAAGCACATTGATGAGGTTATCTTAGAAAAATTAGATGGCAACTTTGATGCAATGGAAAAGTCTTTAAAGAACAATGGTAAGTATCGTTTAGACTTATCTGATGTTAAGACTATGACTTTAAGTGGTAACTTAACTGGTGATGCACAAGCATCTTATGCTCCTAATCCAGCTATCCAACCAGCTCAAAGCATTAACTTCCGTGATTTAATCCCAACAGTAAGAAGCGAAAGCGGATTGTATGTTTACTATCGTGAGAACGCTGGTTTGACTAACAACATCGCTGCTCAAACTGAAGGTGCTGACAAAGGTGAGAACAACTACTCTTTGACTGAAGTTAAAGTTGTAAATGACTACCTTGCTGGTTTCTCAACTTTCTCTAAGCAAATGTTAAAGTCTTTACCATTTATGACACAGACTTTACCAAGAATGTTACAAAGAGATTTCTTCAAGGCTGAAAACGCTGCGTTCTTCTCAACTGTATCTGGTGCTGCAACTGGTTCAACTACAACTGCTGAAACTAACGATTTATTACAATTGATTGATTACATCGGTAACCAAAAGACTGCAAACTTCGTTCCTTCTTATGCTTTAGTATCTCAAACGCAAATGGGTCGCTTATTGAAAGCAACTGTTGCTGCTGGTTACTATGCTGGTAATGGTAGTGTTATCGTTTCTCCTAATGGCGGAATCACAATCTGGGGTGTACCTGTTGTATCTGCTTCTTGGGTAACTGATGACAAAGTATTAATCTTTGACAATAGCTACTTAGAAAGAGTTGAAGTTGAAGGTTTAGCAATTGAGTTCTCTTACGAGAATGGCGAAAACTTCCAAAAGAACTTGGTAACTGCTCGTATTGAGTGTTACGAAGACATCAACTTAATGTTGACTACTTCTGCTATCTATGCAGATATGGGTAACGTATAGTTCTAAAGGTTTAGTAAATAATGACCCCTACCAATTCGGTGGGGGTTTTTTATTGGAATAAATTAAGTAATTTTGTAAAAAAAGGGTATGTCTTATAATAATTATATTAATGACTTTAGTGCCGTTCCTATCGCACCAATAGTAGAGCCAGTTACTTTAGCAGAAGCAAAATTATATTGCCGTGTTACTACAACCGCTGAAGATACTTTAATAACGTTAATGATTACACAAGCAAGGGAAGCTATTGAAGTGGCAACAGGATTGAGTTTAATACCAAAAGACATAACTACTTATTTTAACAATGTAAGTGGCAATTTTGAGATTCCTTTCGGACCAATTGACATTGATACGTTTGAGTTGTTTGATATGGAACAAGACGGATTAGAGGTTACAACTCCTAATCTACAATTGATAGGCAATGAGTTTCCTAAATTAGTTTCACCAAGATATGCCAACTTAAAGGCTACTTATGAGGCTGGTTATACAACTATCCCTAAAGACCTTAAGTTAGCCATATTAGACCAAATCTCTTATGACTATGAGAATAGAGGATTAGATGGCGATTCCGGTATTTGTGAGAAATCTTGGAAAGCGTGTCAAAGATGGACAAGAATAAGCCCAATTTTATAATATGAAGTTAGGAAAAGCGAAAGCAAATTACGTTGATGCCAACACGATGACTCGTGAGGTTAAAATCTATGCTTCTACAAGGACAAGCGATGGTCAAGGTGGATTTACTACCACATTTGCCCTACAAAGCACTGTTTGGGGCGATTTAAGACCAGATAATCAAGTTCGTGAGGTAGGAGAGGCAGAATTGCAATTTGACCAAAGAAACCGCCTTTATATTCGTTTTGGAGCTACTATAACAGATTCGGATGAAGTAGAGGTTGAAGGCGATAGATTCACAATACATTCCATTAAAAACGTAGAGAACCAAAATAGGTTCTTGGAGTTAATAATTTACAAGTAATGGCTGGTTTTACTTTTGATATAGGCAATTTATCTGATGTATTAAAAAAACTTGATACTTTAGATGCTAAAGTGCAAAAAGAAGTAAAGGATGAAATAAATGCTTCGGCATTAAATATACAAAGTGGAGCAAAGCGATTAGCACCTGTAAACTTTGGAACTTTAAGAAATAGCATTTACTTAAAAGAGCAAAAGGTAGAAAAAGGAATTGTTTTTACTGTTGGTGCAAAGGCTTCTTATGCTCCTTATGTAGAATTTGGAACAGGTGGTAAGGTAAGTATTCCAGCTGGATATGAAGAATTAGCTGGTAATTTTAAAGGTAGAAAAGGTGGTAAGTTAGATGATATGGTTGAGGCATTGATGCGTTGGGGTATAGCTAAAGGATACATTCAATCTGGAGAAGGTGCTAAAAGACACGCTTTCTATATGGCTCTTAAAATCCTAAAAAATGGAATAAGCCCACAACCATTCTTGATACCAGCATTTGAAGCAGAAAAGCCCAAATTGATTAAGAACATATTAAACGTTATGAAGAATGTTAAATCCTAATATAGAAATAAAGAAATGGTTTTATACCAACTTGACAAGTGCAAGTGGGTTAGTTGTTTACGATGGTTTTGCTCCAGAGGGTGCAGGTAACGAGTATATTGTAATGACAGGTAGGACATCAAGCCAAGAGCAAGGCAAAGAAGGATATACAAATAGTATTAGCATCACAGTTGATATTATTACAAAAAATGCTAACTTTGGTTATAAACGTGCTGAAGCTATAAGCGATTTAGTCTTGACTGCAATTAATTCGGACACCAATATTACATTGGCAAACGGATTTACCGCATCAAGTTTAAGTGTTGAAAGTGTAAGAAACTTAGACGGCTTAAATCCTTTAGATAACGTTTTTAGAGTATTAATAACATATAACATAACCATAACTCAAAATTAAAATTAAATAAAATGGCAGAAACAAAAGTAAGCGGTAGAGATTATATCCTCTTAGCTGACATTAACAATGACGGAACATTCAAGCCAGTTGCTTGTTTGACTTCTAACTCTTTGACATCAACTTTAGGAACAATTGATGCAACTTCTAAGTGTGGCGACCAGTACACTCCAAATCAATCTTTTAACCAATCTTTTGAATGTGAAGGTTTTGCGATTGATGAAACAGGTACTCCTTCTAAAGATAGCTACCAACAATTGTATGCTGCTCACGCTGCACAAACATTGTTTGCAATTAAGATGGGTAAAGCTACTCCAACAGCAGGTGATATCACTTATGGTGGTGTTGGTCAATTAGTATTCATTAGCAACTTTAATGTTAATGCTGCTGATAAGGATGATGTTAAATTTACTGCAACTTTTGTTGTAAGTGTACCTCCTATCACACAAACTGAAACTGTATAATAAATAAAAAAAACTATGTTCCAATTAAAAACTAACAACAACACAATCCACCTAAAGTGGGGTACTTGGGCAATGCGTGAGTTTACTAAACAAAACAATATCGGCATTGATGAGTACTTCAAAGTTCTTGCAACGGCTCAAACAAGTTTAGACATTATAGTCCAGCTTGTTTACATTGGTTACAAATCTGCTTGTGTAAGCAAAAAAGATGAAGTAATATATACCATTGATGATGCTTGTGAATGGATTGATGAAGTGGGTTCTATTTTTAGCGAAGAAGGTCAAATAATTGACTATTTAAAATATATCGTTGAAAGTACAGTCCACACCATTACAGGTGTAAAAAAGGAAGAAGAAAAAAAAAAGCCTAACAAAGCTAAGCTGGGATGATGTCTTAGTTAAAGCTGCGGAGTGTGGAATAAGACCAAATGAATTTTGGGATATGACTTGGAAGGACTTTTCCATTATCGTTTTAGGTAAGGAAAGAAATGAGTTAAACGAATGGGCAAGGACAAGAAACCTTGCCTATATTGTATATTTAAGTTCTACTACCGAGAAAACACCTAAAAGTATGAAGGCTTTTTGGAGTATTCCAGAATTAGATGAAGCTGATATTGATGAAGAAAGAGTGATGATAACACAAGAACAATTGGCAAGGACACTTAAATTGTACGGAGTAAATTAATAAAGATGGCAGAGATTATAGATTTAAATATTAATATTGGTGCTAATACAACAGACTTTGAGTCATCGTTAATAAAAGCACAAAATCTATTAAAACAATTTGAAGCTGCCTTAAAGAAAGCAACTAATATTGGAGAGATTAATTATTTGAATGGTCAAATAAAAAATCTAAATACTACCATTTCATCTATGAATCAACAGATGAGTAAAATGGGTAGACCTACCGCTGACGCAACTTATGCTTTATCAAATGTATCAAGAGTAGCACAAGACGCATCTTATGGTTTTATTGGTATTGCAAATAACTTAAATCCTTTACTTGAATCTTTTCAGCAGTTATCAAAAAGAACAAATGGAACAGGTGGTGCATTAAAAGCTATGGCTGCTGGTTTAACTGGTCCAGCTGGTATTGGTCTTGCTTTAGGTGTTGCGTCTTCATTAGTTATATCATTTGGAGATGAATTAAGTGATTTTGCAAATAAAAAACTTAGTGGTGTAACCCAAGCAATGAAATTGGAATCAGCCGTTTTTAAAGAGGCTGAAGAAGGTTATATAAAAGCTACTAATGAAATAAACACACTTAATCAAGCACACGATGATTATACTAATGGAATTATTTCAAAAGAGCAATTCTTAAAGAAATTTAATTCTACTTTAGGAGATACAATTAAAAAAACAGATGATTTAGCTACTGCGGAAAAATTCCTTAGAGATGGGGCTGATGATTACATTCAGATGATGTACTATAAAGCTATATCTACTGAAGCACTTAACCAAGCAGCAAAAAGGCAGGTTGAATCTTTACAAAAACAAACTGCACCATTAGAGCCTACAATTTTACAAAGAACAATAAGTTTTTTAGCACCTGCTGGAAGTGATAATGCAGAAGAAAGAGCAGCAAAAGCAAGAAAAGAGGAAATAGATAATTTAGATAATGACGCTTATATTTTAAAAGATATAGCTGCAACATATAAGACATTAGGGGATAATATGCAGTTTAATCTAAGGAGAATATTTGGCGCTCCTTCAGATAATCCTCTAACTACTGAAGAATCTGATTTTAAAATAATGGCTAAGCAAGAGTTAGCCGATACTGAAAGATATCTTGCTAAATTAAAAATACAACTTAAAGAAGCACAATACGTTCTTAAAAATGAAAGAATAAAATTATTTACTTTACCATCTGAAAAAAGAGAAGACCAAGAAAAAAGAGGTGGTTACTTTGCTAAACAAGCTAAAGAATTAACAGATAAATCTAACGAAACTGGATTAGGTGCTTTTTTAATGAAGGATGCTAAGTCTAGAATTATATCTTATGATGCAGAGGAGAAAAAAATAAAAGAATTATCACAGGCTTACGAGAATTTTGCTAATATGTTAGCTAGTAATTTAACATCTGGAATTATGGATGTATTTGCTGCTTTTGAAGAAGGAACAAATCCTTTAGAAGCAATTGCAGATATGTTCTTAAATATAGCTAAATCAATAGCAGCAGCCATACTACAAGCAGTAATATTTCAAGCAATACTTACTGCATTTCCAGAACTTAAAGCACTTTTTGCTGCTAGTGGTGCATTGCAAGGTGCATTTGGTGGTAAAAGGTTAGCTGAAGGTGGTATAACAAATGGTGCGTCTATTGCTATGATTGGAGAAGCTGGTCCAGAAGCAGTTTTACCATTAAGTAAATTAAATACTTTTATGCAAACTTCTTTTAATGCAGGGGCAATGAGTGGAAGCGGCTATAATACAGGCGGAAATAATGTAGCGGTTTTAAGAGGTCAAGACCTTTTAGTAGCTATAAATAGAACACAAAAATCTTCATTCCTTAAAGGTCAAAATATAAGTTTAATCTAATGCCATACGGACAAAGATACACAATAACACAAGTGTTAAGAGATGGAAGTAGCTTAATAGCTAGAATTTACGAAAAGGATTATACTCTTTCAGTAAAAAGTTATGATGCTATTAATATTAGTTTAGAGTCTAATGCTAGTAATGATGAACCTTTAGCTGGTATTATTTCATCACAATTAAATATATCTTTTTTAACAACAGAAGAAGATGGTGAAGATTTTCCTACTATATTGAGTTTTGACATTCGTAAATATTTTGTTAAATTATATAATGGGGATACTCTTTTATGGTGTGGATTTTTATTTAACGATTATGTTCAAATACCTTTTACAACAGGTAATCTTCAAGTTGATTTAGTAGCTATTGATGGATTATCATTTTTAGAATATACGGATTTTATTTATGAAGAAGGTTTAAGTATAAATGAAACTAATAGGCTTATTGATGTAATTGCAGAAACTTTAAATATTATTAATTATCCAGACCCTATTGAATTACTTACTTCTTGTTCTTATTATGCAGAAGGTATGTTTGATAGAGGAGATGCTTCTGGAGATGAACCATTTTCACAAACTTACCAATATAGAAGGGATTTTGTAGGATTAAATTATTACGAGGTTTTAGATAATATTGTTAAATCTTTTGGGTGCAGATTATTTCAAAGCGATGGTAAATGGCAAATATTAGCTATTAACCAAATGGCTTTATCTACAAGATATTTTACTAATTATGTTATTTATCCAACTGTAAGTAATGCAGGTAGTGGAACAATAGATAAAAACATAACTATTGAGCCATATCAAGAAGGTAATGTTCATTTTGTTAATAATGCTCAAAATAAAATAGTTAGAAAAGGGTATCCTAAAATAATTGTAAAAGGAGATTTTAGATATGCAGATAACTATGTTCACAATGGCAATTTTAAAGGATATTATAATAGAGATACTCCTCCATCATTTTATCCTTTCCCTTATGGATGGGATTTATTTACAAGTGGCACTCCTAGTCAAATTTATGTAAATTTAACAATAGATGATGAACTATCTTCTAATACATTAAGCATTCAAAAACCTATTGGGGTAGGCACTTCTTCTTATGTAGAAATGCAACAAGTTGTTCCTCCTTTAAATCCTTATATGTATTTACCATATATGAATGGACCAAGTTTTGACATAAAATTTGCATATAGAATTGGTGTTTCTGGTAATAAAGCAAAACTTATTATAACAATTACAAATCCAGCCACATCTATTACTTATTATTATAATAGTTCAAATGCTTGGCAAACTGCATATACTTTTGTAGATATTAATAAAGTAGATGAAGGAAATTATACTGATTATTCATTAAAGGTTTTAATAAACACACAAAATACTCCAAGTGGCGCATCAGTTAAAGGACACGTTAAATTAAGATTTTTAGTAGATGGTGGAACTCCATTCCCACAATATGAATCAATAAGTATTAGAAGTGTTTCTATAACTCAAAATTATACAACAATTCGTTCAGTAGATGTAACTAGACAAATTGGCAATGAAAATACTACAATTAAAGAAATTGACCAACCTTATGGAAGTTTCTTAAATAGCTTTGCAGTTAATAATAACGTAGGAAATTTAGTAGATGCTGATGGCATATCTTATCAAAATTGGTATCGTTATCCAGATACAACTAATGTTTTTGAGTTATTACCAATGCTTATAGCTAGACAATATTCTAACCTATTAAATAAGAACTTTGGTACTTTAGAAGCAGATTTAGGAAAGTTTAAAACTGCTAAAGGATTAAACTATTTAGACAAAGTTTATTCGGTACAAGATTTGTCAACTAATGCACTTTCTTATGATGATAAAACATTTATGTTAAATAGAGGTAGCGTTATCCCACAAATTGATGAAGTAGATTCTTTTCAGCTTATAGAAATAACAAACGTGGATAATGATTCCGTTGAAACAATAAAATATAATATACAGTAAAATAAAAGACTAAATTTGTATTATGGCAAACGCAGTAAACGGAAAAAATGTGATGCTTTATTGGCATAGAACAGATGTTGACCCAGAGGTTGATGTCGCTTTTGCGTGTAGTACAAATTGTACGTTTAATGTGAACGTAGACCAAAAAGAAGTAACATCTTATGCTTCAGCTTGGTTTAGAGAGTATAAAAATGATGTGGCTACTTGGAATGTAACTTGTGATGGATTGATTATTTTAAGTGGTTTTTCTTATTTGTTTATGCTTGAAAAGCAGTTAGCAAGAGAACCAATAGAAATCAAGTTCGTAGTAGATAACGGAGTTGATGGTTTAACAATTATTAACGGAACTTGTAATATATCAAGTTTAGCAATAAATGCTCCTGTTAGAGATGTGGCTACATATAACGTAAGCCTACAAGGTACAGGTGCATACAATACAACAGGAACGGAGGTTGACCCAAGCGGTGTGATTATAGTAGGTGCAAATCCTGTTAAGACAAAAGGTTACACGGCAAGTGGTGGCGAAACATCAATTACTTTTGCGGACACAATCGGTTATGCTTGTTTGTACGTTTCAAGAGGTGGTGTGGATGCGCAAAACATTTTAACAACGGGAACTCCAACAGGTGATGATGTTAAGTTTATAAGTTCAACTGGGGTTCTTACTTTTGGTAGACCTTTAGAAGCTGGGGAGTATATTCGTGGATTATTTCAATAAAATATTATGAGTCAATTACAAGTTACAGGCGAAGCAAAGATTAGGGATATACAAGGTCCAGTAGTGGCTAATAGTGGGGTAATAACCGCTTTAGATGGTGCTGCAAATCAATATGTGAGGGGTGATGGTACTTTGGCTATTTTCCCTACTTCAAGTGGTGGTGGTAGCTCGGTTTCTTATTATTTAAACGGAAGTGTCAATCAAGGCACTTTTGGTGGTTCTACTTATTACCAAATGAGTAGAAACGCAATAGTAGGTACAGGAACTAACTTTTCAACTTCAAGTGATGGTTTGATTGCTCAATTTATTACGGATGCTAATGACCCAGATGTGGTGTCAATTCCGAGTGGTAACTGGAACGTTGAGTTTTTTATGAATGTAAGTGCATCAAGCGGTGCATTGGCTTCTTTTTATGTTGAGATTTATAAATACAATGGTTCTACTTTTACTTTATTAGCGACAAACGTAGCTACTCCAGAGCAATTAACAAACACAACAACTGTTGATGCTTACTTTACAAGTGTGGCTATGCCTTTATCGGCTATGGCGGTTACGGATAGGTTAGCGGTTAGAGTATTTGCAAACGTAGCTTCAAAGACTGTAACTCTTTATACTGAAGACAATAGGCTTTGTCAAATCGTTACTACTTTCTCAAATGGTTTGACTTCTTTAAATAACTTAACTGACCAATCTCAATATCTAACAACAGGAACAAGCGGAACTGATTTTAATATCGTTTCAAGTGGCGATACACATACTTTTAACATACCAAGTGCAAGTGCAACAAATAGGGGTTTAGTAACAATAGGAAGCCAATCATTTGAAGGAATTAAAACATTTAATGATGCTATAAAAGGAGAAGAAGGTGTTTTATTAAAAAATGGTGTAATATCTTCTTCTAATGGATATACCGCTTTAAATGCTTTTGAAAATACTTTAATAATTACAAGTTTAATTAGTGGAACACCTTATTCTAATAGTTTAGAATTTACACCATCAACATCTAATACATACACTTTCCCAAATGCAACAGGAACTCTTGCTTTAACAAGCAATCTAAGTTCATACGTTCCTTATACAGGAGCAACCGCAAGTGTTAATTTGGGAGGTAATTCACTATCTGCTTCGGCATTAACTGTAGCAACTAATCTTATCTTAAATAGTACTTTCTTATTAAAAAAAGCAGGATTAGGAGTTACAACACCAACTTATGTTTCACAATTCGCTGCAACAACAGGAGTAGGAATTGGTTATTCAGATGGTACAGGTGGTGGAAACTTTATATTCCCAACGGCTTCAATTAATGATTATACATATCCAGCAATAACTGGTACTTTAGCACTTTTAGAAGGAACGCAGACATTTAGTGGCAGTAAGACTTTTTCACTTGATATTTTTGTTAATGGTTTAACAGTTGGTAGAGGTGCTGGTTCAGTAAGTACAAATACTGTACTTGGGTTAGCTTCTTTTGCTACAAATACAACAGGTACTTATAATGTTGCAATAGGACAGTCTGCTTTAAATTCAAATACAACAGGAGGATATAATACTGCGGTAGGAGGTAGTGCAATGGTTGCTAATACAACAGGTAGTTTTAATACTGCAATTGGTAGTTTAAGTTTAAATTATAACACAATTGGTACTAATAATACTGCATTAGGATATAGTTCATTATATACAAATACAACAGGTTCACAAAATACTGCATTAGGTGCTGCATCATTATATAATAATACTACTGGTAGTAATAATACCGCAATTGGTAATGTTGCATTACAACAAAATACGACTGGAACTAATAATACTGCAATAGGTAGTTTTTCATCTTATGTAAATACCACAGGTCAAAACAATACATCAGTAGGTGCAAGTACATTAATTGCTAACACAACGGGTTCGCAAAATACTGCGTTAGGTACTGCTTCATTACAATCAAATACAACTGGAGAATCAAATGTTGCAGTTGGTGTTAGTTCATTAGGTGTTAACACAATAGGTCAATATAATGTTGCGGTTGGAAGGTCTGCTTCAAACGCTAATACTACTGGTAATTATAATACTGCTTTAGGTAGTCAAGCATTAGCAAATATTACAACAGGAAGTCAAAATATAGCAATAGGTTATAATTCAGGTAGTGGTATAACAACAGGAAGCCAAAACACAATTATTGGCACAGTAACAGGTTTATCTTCTACTCTTTCTAATAACATCATCTTAGCAGACGGAGCAGGTAACATAAGATATCAATGGAATGGTACTAATAACGTATTTGGTAACCCAATAAGTGGTACAAGTGCTACGTTTAGTTTAGGCATTTCAGCAGTTGGTGGTATTAGTTTCCCTGAAACAGTTGGTGGAAGCAATTATGGTGGCATAACAGGTAGTAGTTCTTTTTTACAAATAGCTGCACAAAATGGTTCTGCAATATTATTTAAATCAAGTAATAATACTAATGCAATAACTATTTCTACAGTTGGTAAAGTTGATTTTGGTTCTACAATAGGCAATGGAACTTATACTTATACTTTACCAAGTGCGACAGGTACTCTTGCCCTTACAAGCGACCTATCTGCTTACCTACCTTTAACTGGTGGTACGCTTACTGGTGCTTTAAGTGGTACAAGTGCTACGTTTGCATCAACTATAAATGTTCAGCCTTCAACTGGCACAAACCAAGCTATTGCTGGATATCTCAACGATGGAGGTCAGCTTTATGTAGGTATTGATAATTCAACTGGTAGCGGATTTGGTAAAGGTAATTATGCTTATAATATCTATGGCAATGCTAATAGAGCAATGGTGTTTTCTACTGATGGAACAACAAGATTAACTATTGCTGCATCCACTGGTGCTGCTACATTCTCAAGTAGTGTTCAAGTAGGTTCTGCTTCAACAAGTACAGCAGGTTTATTAGTAATTGGTGGTTCTTCAATAGGTACTGCATCTTCTGCATCAGGACAAATATTAATAGGTTTAACTCCAAGTTACAGAGGCAGTATTGCTTATGATGATAATGCAGGTTATCTATATATAGATAATACTTACAACAATAATTCAGGTAATATATACTTTAGAACTAAAACAGGAGGAACAGCAATAAATGCTTTAACTATTGCAGGTACTGGCGCTGCTACATTCTCAAGTACTTTAGATACTGCTGGAAATATAACTTCAACTGTTGGAGCAACAAATACTTCTTTAAAATTAATAAGAACAGGAAATACTTTTGAATGTGTAGTACAAGATAACCAATCAAGGATTAGAACATTTGGAGCAAGTGGTAATGATAAAGATTTATTATTTGATACTGATAACGCTGGTACTACAAGATTATTTATAAAAGCATCAAATGGCAATGTTGGTATCGGAACGACATCGCCGACAGATTCTATCGGATACGGTAGAGCGTTAGATATTCAATCAGCAACGGGCGCAGCACTTTATTTAAGAGATTCAGATGCTCCTACAACGCAGTATGGATTTATTGCTTATGATGGTAACGATAATGGGTTAAAAATTAATAATGAAAATAGTTCTGGATTTATAAGATTTAATACTGCTGCTACCGAACGTATGAGAATTACAAGCGGTGGTGCAGTTGCTATTAATACTACAAATACAACTTATGCTCAATTAAATATTAAACAAGCAAATGGAAACCTTTATGGAGGTGCTGCTTTTTATTCTAATAATGGAACAGAATCTTTTTTAGGTATTGGTAATACAGGAAGTGTATGTGGATTATTTGCAACTTATGGAGCAAGTGGTGCTTATCTTCCAATCACATTTAGTACAGGTGGTAATGAAAGTATGAGAATCACATCGGGTGGTAATGTATTAATAGGAACATCAACAGATGCAGGATATAAGCTAGATGTTAATGGTACAGGAAGGTTTAGTGGTACTATTACAACAAATGGAGAATACAGAGTAGACCCTGCATCAGGTGATGGTATTTTAAGAATATACACAGCAGGAACTGAACGAGCAGCAGTAAGAGCAAACGCAACTAAATTTTATATTGAAGTAGGAACATTTGGTGAAAGGCTTTCAATAAACAATTCAAGTGGTGCTGCTACATTCTCAAGTTTAGCTGGAACAGGAAGTAGAGCAGTTTTAGCAGATTCAAGTGGTACTTTATCTGCACCTGTTTCCGATATATCGGTAAAAGAAAATATTAAACCTATTGCTTATGGTTTAAGTGAAATACTTAAAATGAATCCTGTATGGTTTGATTTTATTGATGAGTATAAAAACTATGGAGAAGGTAGACAGAATGGAATGATTGCTCAAGAAATAGCAGATGTTATTCCAGAAGCAGTTTTTGTAACACCATCAACAGGTAAAATGGGTATTAACTATGACCAAATGCACGCAGTTTATATTAAAGCAATTCAGCAATTAGAGGAAAGAATAAAACAATTAGAAAATAAATAATATGAAGACAATACAACCTGTGGTATTCCCACTAAACTTAGGAACGGCATCAATCCTTAACGCTTATTGTATAAATGACAATCTAAGCAATTCAGCTACTTTTTACTACGCACTTTTAAGCGACACTCAAAGTCAATTACAACAAGGTAACTTAACAATGACAGGAGAAGTTTATGACAACTGGGCAACAAATGACTACGCATACAACTGGGTTGCTTCTGAAATTGATGTTACAATCATAGGGGATTATGTACCTCCTGTACCTCCTCAACCAGAGCCTACTCCAGAACCAATTGTTGAAGAAGATATTGAACAATCAATTTAATTGAATATTTAACTATATTTGTATATAAAATAAAAACTATGATAACAATTAATCAAGAACAAATCAAGGAATTAGAAGCGTTTATAAATACTATACCCACAGCTTACGGGCTTCCGTTATTGCAGTTTTTGGGTAAGTTAAACGCAGAACAAAATCCACCACAAGAAGTAAAAGAAGACTAATGGTACATAATAGCAATCAATCGGACTTATTAACTATTCTTAGCGGAACATCCGCATTTATTAGTGTTGCAAATGTGCAGCCGATAGTTTCTTTAATAGCTTCGTTGATTGCTATTGTTTCTGGTATTTTAGCTGCGAGATATTACATTAAGGCTACCAAAAGATTCAAGTAATGAAAGAGATAGTAATCGTTCTATTAACGGCGGTTCTAATCTTTTTTATCGGAAGTGAGGCACGATACACCAAAAGTGAACCTGTAATCGTAACTGATACAGTTTACCAAGAGAAAACTTTTACTAAGTTTATAAAGGGAAATTCAATCCCTTTTGTAGTTTTAGACACAATTTACATAGTTGAAACCGACACAATTACAATCATAAAGGACTACAATCAAGTAAAGGTTTATTCCGATACTATGCGCATAGATTCTATTGGATACGCATACATTCAAGACACAATCAGTCAAAACAAGATACAAGGAAGGGGTTTTAATGCCAATTTTAACCTTCCGACCATAACAATTACCAAAGTAATAGAGCAAAAGTTAAAGAACCAGCTTTATTTGGGATTTATAGGCGATTTAAAGCACTCAAACGGACAAATTGGTATTGGCGGTTCAATTGCACTTAAAACGGCTAAAAACACCTTATATACGGCAACGGCAACAATGAACGGATATTCTTTTGGATACTATAAAAAGTTTTAATATGAAAAAGTTTATTATTTCAATGTTTAGTGATGAAGTTGGTGCTATGAGCCACAAAAGGATTTTGGCTTTTATTGGTTCAATTTGTCTTTATGTAACTTTTGTAATTACTAAAAGCGACCATTTAGGCGATTTAGTTTTTTATATGAGTATGGCATTTGCAGGTTTAACAACTATTGATAAATTCAGTAAATAATGGAAAACAACGAAAAAAGAGCATTTGCAATTGGTTTTGTATTGTGGGTAATTGGTTTAGTTTACTTTATAAATCAAGTGTTATGATAAGTAAATCGGCAATAGACCTTATAATAAAACACGAAGTGGGCGGTCGTGATGTATATACTCGTAGGTATCAAAAACCAATATGGGCTGGTGGGGATAGTGGAATTACTATTGGCATAGGTGCTGATTTAGGCTATATGAAGGAAAAAGAATTTTTAGCCGTATGGAGTCCAAATCTTAATCTTAATTTTATTAACGCATTAAGACCAGTTGTTGGATTAAAAGGTCAACAAGCTAAATCAATGTTAAGAGGTGAAATTTTAAATGTTAAAGTGCCTTTTAATGTAGCATACGAAGTATTTATAAATTATGACATTCCTAAATATTATAAGTTGACAAAGGCTATTTATCCAGAACTTGACACTTTAAACGAGGACACAAGAGGTGCGTTGGTTTCAATGATATATAACAGGGGTAATAAGTTAGATGGCGATAGGCGAAAGGAAATGAGAGCAATAGTTGACCTTGTGGCTAAAAAAGATTACGAGGGCATAGCTGACCAAATAGAAAGGTCTAAAAGACTCTGGGAAAATGTAGGATTGGATGGACTTGTAAAAAGAAGGGAGGAGGAAGCAGATTTGATTCTAAACTCACTAACCTAAAATAAACCTATGGCAACAACAAAAAAAGGCGGAAGCAAAACCACAATGAGTGGTCAAATAGTCTTGGACTATTTAGCTAAATATCCTCAATGGATGCCTTCTAATACTTTAGCTTCTTTGATTATGAAGGAGCAATCAGCACACTTTGACAATCAAGAAAATGTACGTTATTTGGTACGTTATTATAGGGGTAAGACTGGCGAAACTAAAAGTGTAAAAGGAACTAATAAGCAATTTATAGAAGATTTTAAACGTACTGCTTCAAACTTTGCTCAACCGCCTACTTGGGTAGAAGAAAAGGTTGTTTACTGTTTGCCAATAGGAATTAAGAAGATGGGTTTTATTAGCGACCTACAAGTGCCATTTCACGACCCTAAAGCGATTGAGGTTTGCTTTAAATACTTACAGGAACAAAAGATTGATTCATTATTTATCAATGGTGATTTGGTTGACTTTTACCAATTAAGTGATTTCCAGAAAGACCCAAGAGTAAGAAAGTTTGATGAAGAACACGAGGCGATAATTGAGATGCTTGGATTTATAAGAGCATCATTCCCTTTGATTCCGATTTATTACAACTTAGATGCGAATCACGAATTTAGGTACGAAAGGTATATGCGAACCAAAGCACCAGAGTTATTAGGGTTAAGCGGTAAGTTTGACATTGAGGAAATATTGATGCTAAATACTTTTAACATTATTCCAATTAAAAATATAGACCACGTTAAGTTCGGCAAGTTACCTATTATTCACGGCGATACTACATTTAGAAGGGGAAGCGGTGTAAATCCAGCTAAAACTTTATACGATAGGGTTAAGCAGTCGGCAATAGCTTCGCACGTTCATCAAGTGCAATCTTACACAACCAAGAATCAATTTGATGAGGAAGTGTTTACTTGCTGGACCACTGGACATTTGATGCATCCTAACGTGGAATATTGTAAGCACGTTGATAATTACTCACAAGGGTTTGCGATATTAGAAAAAGATGTTGAAGGTTACTATTCGGTGCAAAATAAAAGAATCTATAAAAACAAAATTTTCTAATATGAGATACCCTAAAAACTTTGCAAAATTGACACCAATACAACAAGAGCAATGGTTAGTTACTAAACTAATTGAACTTCACAACTTAGAGCAAGAAATCAAATTAACATTAGGCAAGATAAGAGGTGGTGAGAAACTTATATTTAAAGAAATAGACAGACCAGATTTAGCTTTATTAAAAGATGAAGATTAAAATCATATATCGCAAATTAGGTAGGGAACAGGCTCACGGCATTGCTGAAAGTGATGGTGTAGTTTATATTGACTCACGGCTAAAAGGCAAGAAGCAGCTTGAAATCCTGTTACACGAGTGCTTACATATACTTAATCCAATGGATGATGAAGATGCAATTATTGAGAAAAGTGTAACTTTATGTAAGGTTCTTTGGCAACAAGGATACCGAATGGTTGATAATTCTAACGATACACCATTACAAGATGGTTCTAAATAGTTGTTCGTTCATAGTTCCTCACCCCTAAAAAGGTGGGGTTTTTTATATATCTTTGGCTTTCATATTGGAGAACTTAGGTTTAGCCACCCTTTTAGTCTTATTAGGGTGGTTTTTTAGCACTTATTCGTACGATAATGTGTCATAAAACGCACTTTTTGATACATATTTATCCCTTATAAGTCAAATTATACCATTTATCCTTATTATTTGCCGTTCATCACATTTATTTAAAATAATTGACTTGTTTGATAAAGTTATAAGGTTTTACCCTATCTTTGAATCCTAAACCAAAAACAACCAATATGAACAGACTAAAAACTCCACAAGAGAAAGCAAACGAACGCTACAAAGCTGAAAGCATCAAACCACTTTACGCATTTATTATTGTATGCGTGGCATTTTTAATTACCGCAATCCTTCAAAACATTTAACTATGAAAACTGCAATGCAAGAACTATTAGAGTACATTAAAACTGCTCACACATTTA